CGTACCATCAATAGAATTCATAGCCATTCCAGCACCACCTACAGCTAACCAAACATTATTTTCATAATGAACACTATTCAACTGGAATGTTCCACCAACAGATACTGTTGACCAATTCTCTCCATCGTCAACAGAAGATATTATAATACTATCTTGACCAACTGCAATCCATTTATCTTTACCATAAACAACACCTTTTAAGTTTTTAGTGATTGATGTAGTGGTAACACCAGACCATGTTTCACCATTAGTTGATCTATAGATTGCACTTCCATTTGTGGAACCCAAACCCACAGCAATAAACGTGCCATCATGGTACGCAACATCACTAAAATCTTTATCTGCAAACTGATTAGCTATGACAAATGATGATGTAAGTCCCGTTAAGCCTGGTTCTGTATAGAGAATAATTCCAGAAGAACCAACTACAACTACTCTTTCATGTGGTGTAGTTGTACTAATACCAGTGATAGCGTTAGGGAATATGTATGATCCAACAGCAGCTGCATTTAAACTATTTGATATATTTGTGGGAGTATAAGTTGGAATAAAACCGACTTGTGTTCTTTGGTAGATATTCGTACCTGTGAAACTTGAAGCTGCGTTTGTACTTCTTGCAATAGTTCCAGCACCACCTACAGCTACAACCTCAGATGATAATCCTACAACACCTTTAAATGTTCCAAAGTTTCCTGTAGTTGCAACAGTCCAATTATTTCCGTCCGTAGATGTATGAATACCAGAGGTGCTTCCAACGGCTACAAACACACCTTCAGGAACGTAATCAATATCGTTATAACTTATATCCAAAGGTGCAGTTATCTTATTCCAAGTTCTACCAACTTCTTTAATAAGAGGGATAGTTTCAAAACTTGTACTGTTTATTCCAGAGGGAAGTCTATTGAAGTTAGATATTGATACGGTAGGAGCGTTCTGATGTCCAGCACCACCCTCAGTAACAGTAATTGAAGTAACCTTACCACCCGTAGAAACATTAGCTGTAGCTCTACCAACACTTATATCCTGTGTGTTAACAAATTCTATTAAGCCTGGAATTGTATCATTGCTTGTTCTATTATCATAGGCACTAAACAATGGGAAAGCATTATCAACATAGGTCGTACCAGATGTAACTCCAACATTTCTGATTAATCTTGCATTAGGGAAGAAATTAGCGGCTTGTAATGCTCTATCTTTACCAACAGTAACCCCATCAACAATCAAGTCTCTGTCTTGTTTTTTCCATGAAACAACTCTAAGTAAACTAGGATTTGTACTAATACCTCCTCCTCCATAAGAGGGTGTTTCTACTCTACTAACATCAGTTAAATCAGATATAACACGATCACTTTGGTTTGGAACTTGTAAGTCTTTTAGTAATTGAAGTTTATCACCAACTTTAACAGTTTGAATTGGATTTAAAGCTTCAATATCATCATTACCACCTCTGAAAAATAAAATTTGTAATTTACTTCCCTGTACTGGTGGCTCATTGAATATAACTGTAGTACCACCTTCGAGAGTATAGTTTTCTCTAGGTTTTTGTAATACATCATTTATGAATATTAAAAGGTTATTTGTTGCATCAATTGAAGTATCAAGGGACAAGATAGTCATAACATCTTTTGTTATATTTGTTTTAGTTAAAACAAAAGATCTCTTTACACCATCAAATTCTGCAGAGAAGTCATCTAGAGGAACTAATTGACCAAAACTAAACCCTGCAAACTTATCATCAATTGTCGATTTAACTGTTAATGTAAATGGTGATGTGGAAACTCCATGTCTAAAAGGTATGCCTTGAACTGTTAATACTTCACCATTCTTATATCCAAATCCTTTTTCTTTGATGTTAAAGTCAATAATAGATCCACCAGCACCTACTCGTGCATCTATTTTTAAACCAGTACCGATTGCACTTCCTGTAACTGATAGATTTGTGTATCCAGTTGCAATGCCCACTTTTATTACTGGAGGGAATTGTGCATTATATCCACTACCACCATTTGTAACATTAATTCCAGTAATCATACCAGCACTGTTACCAGTTCCAACAGTTGCAGCTAAAACAGCAGTTGTTCCTGTTCCTAATGGATTAAGAACTTCCACATTTACTGATCCTGAAAAATAACCTGAACCATTGGCCAACATATTAACACCAGTTATGACCCCTGATCCATTAACAACTGCGGAAGCTCCCGCTGGTATTCTTGGTTGTAAATTTGCACCTAAATTAACAGGATTAACTTCATCTACTTTACCACCTTTAGGAATAGTCAATAAAGTTTGACCTCTAAATGATATTGATGCACCAATAGCTACTGCACCATTATTTTGTTCATCTCGTAAAACTAAATCATAATCAACTGTTGGTCTTTGGAAGATACCATTAATTAATACAACACCATAATTAATAACTCTACTACCACTCGTTACAGCTGTTATTATACCAGATACGTTTTGTTCGTTTTGTAACAATGTAAATGTTCTACCAACACCTGTCTCCCCAGTAAATTGATGAGAAATATCATCAAATATAAAGTTTTTAGTTATGTCTCTTCTACTAAACACACGACCAGCAAAAGTTGATTGTGTGCCAACACCTGTAACTCCTCCAGCAAGGCCATATGGTGGCGTTGCAAAGAATACTACATCTTTTTCAATTCTAAAATTACCACCCTTCATTTGAGGTGTAGCATTTGCTGCATGAACAGCTTTAGTAGTACCAAGAAATCCACGTTCAACTGTAACATCATCTGCTGCTGGAACACCAACTGTTTTAACTCTCATTAATTCATCATCAATTTGAATAATATCATTTAATTTAACAGTAGTCAGACCAACAGCACTTCCATTAAATACTCCAGCTTGTAATTTAAGAGTGGTTGCGTTAAGAGTTACTTGGGTTTTTAAATCTAAATTAACACTTCTATTATGTAAAGGTGTTTGAATCATTCCATCAACCTGAATTAAAGTTTTATTTTCAGGATTAATAGTATTAAAGAAATGTTCGGTTCCACTTCCTAATGTACGTATAGTAAATACACTACCATCTCTTGTTGTAGATAATTTGAATCTATTATTATCTAATCTAGTATGAACGAATACACTAGAAGGCATATTTCCAGAAGGATTAATACCAACAGGAGTATTGTTATTACTATCATACTTTATTTCTTCACCAACTTGGAATCCATGATTGTTAATTGTAATTACATCAGATCCCACTGTAATATTTCTAGAGAGAGGATCGCCAGGATTAAATCTCTTACTAAACAAAGGAACAGCACCACTCTGTGATGTAAGTCTAAATGAACTTAAACCAACAATCTGTCCTCCAGTTACAGTAGAGAATCCAGTGAATTGGCCACTAATATCATCTATCAATTCAACTCTAGCAGATTTGATACTCAATAAGTTTTTAATTTTTCTGTTCTGGAAACTTATGAATTTAGATAATCCAGTTGATATAGTTTCTTCTGTGGCAAAATCATAATCATTAGTAACTAAGAATGATGCAACATTATCAATGTCAACTTTAATACCAGTAGCATTATCAGCTACTCTTGGTGCAAGCACCTGTTGATTATTAGAATTAGTTCTACCTAAGCCTACAGTCGGTAGTGTTTTTATAATTAAATCTGAGAAATTTTTATATCCACTTGGATGAATATTACTATCTACAACATCTGCAAAATCTTTCTCTTGAACCTCACTTTGAATAGAATATGAGAAGTTTTGATAATAATCACTATCTTGTATTCTTTGAAGGTTATTACTCAATTTACCAGTATTTTTCTGCCATCCTTTTTCTCTTTCTGCATTAAATCCTAGTGAAAAATATTTTTCATAAAACTTAGATTGTACAACTCTTCCTTGAGCTCGAGATATTTTTCCTACGACAACATCTCCTACATATGGAGTTCTCGTTAATTTTTCTAATCTAAACGAATTGGTATTTGGATCCCAACCTTCATTTTTAACAATATTTGCCTTTGCTTCCCCATTTCCAAATGTAACTGGCTCTCCGTTTATAAAATCTCTATTTTCAAAAGTTACACTAAATGTAGGTAAGTCTTCTTTTTTAATAACTCTTCCAGCACTATTGTCTGGATCAAACTTACCACCTGTACTACCAATACCTGTTAGAGTATATTGAATTCTAGAATCAGTAATACTTCTATCTGTTATCGTAAAATATCTATAATCATACATCTTAGAATTATATCCAGCTACTTCACCAGCCTCATAAGTTCTAGGATCTGTGCTAGGCACAGGTTCTGGATATCCCTGTTCTATTCCTTGTGCGTCTAATTCTGGTTCACCTTTGATATTAATATTTTCAACAAATATCTCATCTCCTACTTCAAATGGGAAATTAGTACCTCTTACATGATTTTCAGGCCTCCAACCTCCTATGGGTTGTTTAATGGTGATGAATTGTGTCACACCATTAGATGTAGCAGTGACTACACCAACACCATTACTATTATTAACTGCATAGATTCTTGGTGGGTTGGGCACTAAATCAAATCCAGTTAAACTGTCTCTTAGAATTCGTATTGATCCTATACCAGTTCCTTCAAGACTTACCTCAGTATCTGCATTTGGTCTATCAATAAAAAATAAATCAGGAGCAGTACTATAATTTCTTCCAGATGTTACTACACCAATACTTCCAATAGCAAAATTATTTTTAACTGTTACAGTTACAGGTGTATCGGCTCTAGGACTTAGAGATTTATCAGTGGGATAATCATATCCCATCTTAATCACTTCTTTATATCCAGCACGGCCAATATAATCATCAAACATACGTATATCAGCATCTCTTCCAGATACTGTTCTTATAGTATTAATGCCAGGATTTTTGATATAATCTACACCACCAAAATCAATTGAAATTTCATTAATACCACCAGTTGCATTAGGAGATGATGTTAAATATCTAAATGTTGTAATTCCAACTTCAGTACCAATACCGATATATGAAGTAACTTCTGGTTTATAAGGCACTTGATATGTAAATGATGTAGTTCCTGTGGTTTTAATTCCAAAGTTACCAGCGTATACACTTGGATCAATTGTTATTTTAGATCCGTTTATAACTTGTTTGTCAGGCTCAGAATCTCTCTTTGTTACATCAATTGTATCAAGGTTTACAGGAACAAGTTTGTACCATAATGGTAATTCAATATTATCAGTTATTTTTACTTTAACAGTAGACGCACTAACTCCAGATACTCCTGTTCTTACTATTTCTGTTGAAATACCAACTCCATCGAATTTGTTAGTGAAGTTTTCATCTTTGTAAAATTCAAGTTTAAAATCTGTAAGTGATGTATCAGATACAGCAAAACCAACTGTTTCACCTCTTAGAGCCTTGATAGGTGGATTTATTCTTGCAAATCGATGGAATCCTTGACCTACATTGGTTATATTGATAAATGCATTTGGAATACTTATGGAGTCTTTTCTATTATCAAATAATCTAAATTTATCTTTAGTCAATCTCTTAGTATAATATTCTCCTCTATCTTTAAGTGGAGTTACAAGTGGCTCTATAGCAGAAACAGTGATTGTTTTTCCAGAGCCATTGCCAATAGCTGGAATTGTAATTATATCCCCAACTTCATAATTTTGTCCCTTTGCAACTATAGTCACAGAGCTAAAGTTTTCACCAGAAACAGTAAGTGTTAGAGTAAGACCTGTTCCACTTCCACTACTTGTTGTTGCAGTTGCTGTATAAGTTCCATTTGTATATCCAGAACCAGATCCAGTTAAATTTAGAGTAGTAACTCCAGATAAACCAGCATAAAGAACTTTATCTCCATCATTAAATCCATGATCTGTAATTGTAATTGCAGAATCAGTAGTAGATATAGCACTACTATTAACATATTTTGGATCCACAATAGTCTTTCTTGCAAGAGTATCATATTCAATAGATTTATTAACTAAAGTATTTGGTGCAACATCAACAGTTATTTGATCTTTAGTTTTTAATTCATGAGCTTCTGATGTGTTTACAACAACGTCATATCTATCAAGAGATCCGATATGTTCCTCATTAGTTGTTTTAAGTGAATGATCCGTTAAATTATTATCAACAATAGTTACGAAATAAAGTGATGTGGACGTACTGCCAATACCTGTCCTTGTTGTCGATAATCCTAATAAATCATCACTTCTTTTAACTGCAAAGACAAATTGTTTATCAACAAGTGGAAAAGAATTACCTAATCCAACAGACTTAGAAACAACTAATGGATTTCCTACACCACTATCATATTCTAGTCTCTGTCCTGTTATAAGACCATGATTTGGAATACTAATCAAATTACTAGCATTACTTCCTGGCTGTCCCTCATGTGGAGGGTACAACTGTTGTTCCACTTCAATAAGAGTACCATCTTTACTTTTTATTCTTACGGAAGTCGTAGTTCCTATACCAGATCTACTCAATACAGTTCCGCTTCCATCTGTGGCAACAACAGTTCCTATGCCAGCCTCTATACTTACAACTTGTGTTGTAGTTCCTATACCAATACTGGATTGTGGATTGAATATTAATAACTCATTACGTGCGATATTTAAGTTGGTATTAATACCAATTGAAAAAGTAAATCTTTTTTGATCTATTGATATTCTTTTACCAGCGTGATGATATGTTTGTCCGATACCAGTTTGTCTTAAAACTTTGTATCTGTTCAAAGTTGTATCTATTTCTAAAACTTTAAGTCTTTCTTCATTATTACCTACAACTATTATATCACCAACTGCAATGTCATCATCTTTACTTCTTCCTCCAACAACATCAGTTAACTCTAAAAAAGCAGTAGGGCCTGTGCCAACAGGAAAAGTTCTTTCTTGAGGTGTACCAGCATTATAAGTTCCAGCAGTCCTAACAGTCATTGCCACACCTATGGTTGATGTAATTGAAGACACCCCAATGGTTCTAGGGCCTTCAAGAAATCTCATTTCACCAGTTCCGATTCCAGAAATATTAACTAAATCATTGTTCTGCAATCCATGAGGTGCGTCTGCAATACCAACACCTAATCCATTTCCATAATCAAATGCAATATTATCAACAGTTGTTTTATTATAAGTAATTTGATTAATACCTTTTCCAACAAGAGTCCTAACTTTTGCACTTGCACCTCTACCACCACTTTCACTATTGTTAAATGAAATTCTATCTTTTACTTTATATTCTACGCCTGGTGTTAAAACATTAACAGATCCTATACCACTTGTAGCTATTGTTTTGATTAAAAGCTCAGTATCATCAATATTATCAGAAACAAGATAATCATACTTAGCTCCCACAAATCCAAGTTTATATGGTAATGTATTTCTTAAAAGTTCACCACTATTCAAGATACTCATATTCTGTAAAGATAATGGTTGGCCATTCATCTCTACTTTTTTAAATTTGTACCCATTTAAAATATATGGAAACTCTGGTGGTCTAGATGTTCTGAAAGGTGATGTGCCTCCATCCTGATCACCAATGGTGCAGAAATATGCGTAAACGCCATTTGGATATTCTGGTGTTTTGCAAAATCTTCCATTGTACATATCCAAATCGCCATCCGCAGTATAATCGTAATCTTCAATAAATGATCCAAGAGGGAAATCAGAAATTAAAGACCTGTCAGATTTAAGATTTAAAGTATAACTTGATTTTAATCTACGAACCACACCTCCAGTAGGGGTGTCATACCCATAAGGCCCATATATTGGAGCTCCATCATAAGCCCATCCAACTATTGGTGAATGACTAAACGCACCAGAATCCCCTCCTGGCTGTTCGCTTAAATCATCTTTATCAATGTTATCATATAGTTCTATTCTTAATTTTCTGGGTAGGTATACTGATGTAAACTTACTACCATATTCTAAATTTTGACTTGGTACGATAATACCATCATCTTCGTCTGTAATATGTTGTTCATATTTCTTTAAACTAGTTAATTTCCACTCTGTCAAGTCAGCTCTAAACACAGCGCCAGAGCCCTGTGGCTTGACCCTCACTGTGGTATTTGGTTGTTGTGTATAATTCTTACCACTATCAATTATATTAATATCAGCTAAAGATCCATCAGGATTGACATTAGATAGAAGTTTTGCATATTTACCTTCACCCTCCACAATTAACTCTGGAGGTGATGCATATTCATTTCCCTTAATTTTAACAAATGCACCTGTTATTTCTCCAGTCTCTGTATTTACTCCAACTGTAACTAAAGCACTCTTACCATTAGAAATAGTAACCAATGGCCTTAGATGTGCATTAAGAGTATTACCTGATCCATAACCTCCACCATCTTTAGTTAAGAAAACATCAGTTATTGTTCCAAGACAACGTGGTCTAATTACAGGTGCAGATGTAGCTGTAATACCTAAGCCAGATGTAGTTTGTAAACTTACGGATATATCTGGATATTTAAATGTGTGATTACCTGATCCATTTGATTGTAAATCTACATATCTGCCTTTAAAATAATTAACACTAGAAGTTGTAGTTCCTAT